AAATGGAACGGTAGGAAGTTACAACAACAACCAACTAGTCCTTAGAGGAGACGGCAACGTAGGAATCGGCACGGCTAGTCCTACGGCAAAGATTCACGCAGTAGATAATACAAACGGATTTGTGGCTAGGTTTACAGGTGGTACTTCTTCAAATATTTTAGGAGGTATTTTTGCAAGTACTGCATCTGGTTTTGCCAGTATTGGAGTTCAGAGTAATCATGAATTTAGAATATTTACAAATGATACAGATAGACTGATTATCACTTCGGGTGGCAACGTGGGGATTGGATTGACTAGTCCAACAAAAAGATTGCAAGTAGAAGCATCTGTTGCAGGAGAAGTAACGAACATAGAAAACACTAGGAATAGCGCATCAGGAGACTATGCCCTAGTCACTGAATTAGGATCAAATTGCAACAATACTAATAATTATCACTATATAGCAGCAACAGGCGGATCGGATAGGGTTTATATTTTTGGAAATGGAAATATTCAAAACACTAACAATTCCTATGGTGGTATTTCAGATGCTAAACTAAAAGAGAATATTCAGGATGCTACCTCTAAACTAGAAGATCTATTAAAAGTCAAGGTAAGAAACTACAATTTTATAGGGGAAGATACTAAGCAAATCGGGGTAATTGCTCAAGAACTTGAGGAAGTATTCCCTGCAATGATTGACGAATCTGAAGACTTTGAAGAGGTAGAAGTGCCTCAACTAGATGAAGAAGGAAACGAGGTGCTAAATGAAGAAGGCGAAGTTGTAACTAAAAAAGAAAAAGTAAGCAAAGGTACTATCACAAAGTCCGTGAAATATTCAGTTTTTGTACCTATGTTGATCAAGGCTATTCAAGAGCAACAAGAGATTATAAATGAAATGAAATCAGAAATTAGTTCACTTAAAAACCAAATAAACAAATGAAAATCACGCTTAACGAAGACCAAATCAAAATGCTAGAAGCGTGGGCCGGGATGTCCTTTATACAATTTAAATAACAAGATAATATGTCAAACATTAGCTCATACGCTGTAGATGGAAGCGTATCATACAACGACAAACTTATTGGTACTGATGCTGAGGATAGCAACAAGACTAAGAACTTCACTATAGGAAGCATTCTATCTATGCCTCTACCAAATGTGCCTGTATACGCTAACAACGCAGCGGCTATTGCAGCAGGGCTTGTTGTTGGACGTGTATATAGAATCACAGGGACAGGAAATCTAGGGATAGTGTTCTAAACACTTCTCAATAAAATTTAATCTAATGGACATAAGAAAGATATCGGTAGGCCCAGATTACAAGGGCAGCTCAATGCATTACATTGTGGGGCAGAAGGTCCTTGGTGACAGCCATGAGATTCATCTCATCAAGTTTGTCATAGACACAGGATCAATTAGAATTTATATTATAAACGATAAGCAGGAGGTAGTAATGTGGAAGGAATTCAACTATACAATGCCTATTGCAATTGAATACAATATAAACTACTAATGCAGTCCCCATTTGATTTTATCGTAAAGCCAATTAATGGTGAGCGATACAACAACACCAAGGATATTGGTGGCATTGAGTTCATTGTCAACACATCAGAGGAGGACCACAAGTTCTCCAACAGATATGCTGAGGTGATTGAGGTGCCCTATGGATACGATGGTCCTATTCAGATAGGTGATACACTACTAGTCCACCACAATGCCTTCAAGTTCTACAACGACATTAGAGGTAGACGTAAGAGTGGTCGGGCATTTTTTAGAGACGATAAGTTCTTCATAGAGCATGATCAGTTCTATATGTACAAGCGTGACGATAGGTGGTACACCTATGACCGATACTGCTTTGTTAAACCAATCCTTGCTATTGACTCTTACATTAAGAAGCCATTTACCAATGAGCCACTTATGGGTGAGATGGTGTATCCAAACGAATACTTATTATCACAGAACGTGAGTTCTGGTGACCTAGTGTGCTTCAAGCCAGACAGTGAGTATGAGTTTGATGTAGATGGTGAGAAGCTGTACAGGATGTATGATCATCAGATAACTATCAAGCTATGAGAGATCCAAAGGAAATAAAGCTAAAGATAATTGAGGCAGGTCACCAGGCTGTAGAGCAGCTTATTAAGGTGGCTAAGGAGGCAATCATAAAGCATGAGTCTGAGGATGAGCTATCTGCTGATAGATTAAAGAATGCCGCAGCTACAAAGAAGTTAGCCATCTTTGATGCGTTTGAAATTCTCAATAGGATAGAGGCTGAGCGTGAAGCTCTTGAGATGTTGGATAAGGGAATAAGTAGAACAGAAACCAAACAAGGATTTGCAGAACGAAGGTCTATATCAAATCGTTAAGGACTACGTTCCTCAGAATGCTCTAAGTAAAAAGAACAGCGGAAGGACATGGCTGTACGGATACAATGAGCAGTACGACATGGTCGTAATATCTAGGACCGGAGAGATAGGTGATATCATAAATATCTCAGGGCTATATGTGGCCTTACCCAAAGCACCAAAAGAATGCTTCTCAAGGAGCCAGAACATTAGGGATCAGTACTGGGAGAGACAAGATCTACCAAAGGAGCTATCAAAGATACAGTCAATCTTCCACTGGAATGAGATGCCTGCTGAGTTTAAGGACCGGTGGGTAGACTACATTGAGGAGGAGTTTAATAGACGTGAGGATGGGATGTGGTTCATGAACGATGGTCATCCAACTTACATGACAGGATCTCACTACATGTACTTGCAGTGGTCTAGCATTGATGTAGGATACGCAGACTATCGTGAGGCTAACCGTATATTTTTTATATTCTGGGAAGCATGCAAGGCAGACATGAGAGCATTTGGTATGATCTATCTAAAGATTAGACGTTCAGGATTCTCATTCATGTCATCATCAGAGTGCGTTAATATCGCTACTCTTGCTCGTGACTCTCGTGTTGGCATACTATCTAAGACAGGTGCTGATGCTAAGAGGATGTTTACTGACAAGGTGGTACCAATAAATAGCAGGCTACCATTCTTCTTCAGACCTATCATGGATGGTATGGACAAGCCTAAGACTGAGCTTGCCTACCGTGTACCGGCATCTAAGATTACAAAGAAGAACATGGTCAATACTAATGACAATGATGTACTTGGTCTTGACACCACTATCGACTGGAAGAACACTGAGGAGAACTCTTACGATGGTGAGAAGCTACTATTCCTGGCACATGACGAGAGTGCTAAGTGGACTAAGCCAAACAATATCCTAAACAACTGGAGGGTAACCAAGACCTGCCTCAGGGTGGGTAGCAAGATTATTGGTAAGTGTATGATGGGATCTACATCCAATGCCTTAAGCAAGGGTGGGGATAACTACAAGAAGCTATATGAGGATTCAAATGTTGTTAATAGAAATGCTAATGGACAGACTAAGAGTGGACTATACTCTCTATTTATACCAATGGAGTGGAACATGGAGGGATTCATTGATAGGTATGGCATGCCTATACTTAGAAAGCCTGCTGCTCCTATACTTGGTGTTGACAACCAGATGATTAGAAATGGTGCTATAGACTATTGGGAAGCTGAGGTGGACTCATTAAAGAATGATGCCGATGCACTCAACGAGTTCTATAGACAGTTCCCTCGCACGGAGTCACATGCATTCAGGGATGAGAGCAAGTCATCTATATTTAACTTAACTAAGATATACCACCAAATAGATTACAATGACTCTATGATTGAGGGTCAGATGATTACACGTGGGGGGTTTCATTGGAAGGATGGAGACAAGGACACTAAGGTTATATGGACACCTGACCAGCGTGGCAGGTTCTTGATTAGCTGGGTGCCTCCTACCAACATGCAGAACAATGTCATCACAAGGAACGGAATGAAGTACCCTGGGAATGAACACCTTGGATCATTTGGCTGTGACCCATACGACATTTCTGCTGTAGTAGGTGGGAGAGGGTCTAATGGAGCACTGCATGGTATGACTAAGTATCACATGGACGATGCTCCTGCAAACCAGTTCTTTCTTGAGTACATTGCTAGACCGCAGACTGCTGAGATATTCTTTGAGGATGTGCTGATGGCGTGTATCTTTTATGGTATGCCTGTGCTTGCGGAGAATAACAAGGCACGTATACTGTATCACTTTAAGAACAGGGGCTACAGAGCGTTCTCATTAAACAGACCTGATAGGGTACTAAATAAGCTCAGTAAGACAGAGCGTGAGCTAGGTGGTATACCTAACTCATCTGAAGAAGTTAAGCAGGCTCATGCCTCTGCAATTGAGTCATACATCGAAAAGTTTATAGGCTTTGATATGACATCTACCTACCGACCGGCTGATGAGATAGGGACCATGCCATTTATTAGAACGCTTGAGGACTGGGCTAAATTTGATATTAATGATAGAACAAAGCATGATGCTTCAATCAGTTCGGGATTAGCTATAATGGCAAATCAAAAACATGTATATTTACCAGATAAAAAAGAATCGAAAATTAGTGTTAATTTCGCGAAGTACGCTAACACTGGAAATCAAAGTAAAATTATTAGATGAAAGATGTCGTAGTCAATATATCATCCACAGCTTTTCCTAGTCAATTTGTATCTGATGCTGAGAAGGCATCTCCTGAATTTGGACTACAGATTGGTCAAGCTATTCAGTATGAGTGGTTTAGGAAAGATGGTAGCCAATGTAGATACTATAACCAGTGGTCTGAGTTTAACCGCCTGCGTTTATATGCACGTGGTGAGCAGTCTGTCCAGAAGTATAAGAATGAGTTAGCCATAGATGGTGACTTATCTTATCTAAATCTTGACTGGACTCCTGTACCTATTCTACCAAAGTTTGTAGACATTGTTGTTAATGGATTGTCTGATAGACTATTTAAGGTTAAGGCATATGCACAAGATGCAATGTCTCAAGCCAAGAGAAATAAGTATCAGGATATGATTGAGAGTCAGATGCTTGCTAAGGATCTTCTTTCTAAGATACAGAATGAAACAGGTGTTGATCCATTTGTAACAAACCCAGATGAGCTTCCTCAAACTGATGAGGAGCTATCACTATACATGCAGCTTAAGTATAAGCCAGCAATTGAGATAGCTGAAGAGGAGGCTATCAATACAATATTTGATGAGAACCACTACCAGGATACACGCAAGCGTATCGATTATGACATTGCTGTAATAGGCATTGGTATGGCTAAGCATCAGTTCCTACTAGGATCTGGTGTTGACGTGTCCTATGTTGACCCAGCGAATGTTGTGTACAGTTACACTGAGGACCCATTTTTTCAAGACTGTTTTTATTGGGGAGAAATAAAGACTCTTCCTATGACAGAGCTTTTAAAGATTGACCCTACTCTTACAAATGAGCAGCTAGAAGAAATATCTAAGTACTCTCAGAGCTGGTATGACTACTATAATGTAGCTCGATTCTATGAGAACAGTATGTTCAATAGAGACACCTGCACACTACTATACTTCAACTACAAGACCACTAAGAAGATGGTCTACAAGAAGAAGATTCTTGAAGGCGGTGGTACTCGTATTATAGAGAAGGATGACAAGTTCAATCCTCCTGTAGAGATGATGGATGAGGGCAAGTTTGAGAAGTTGGAGAAGACTATTGATGTGTGGTACGATGGTGTCATGGTGATGGGTACTAACTTCTTATTGAAGTGGGAGCTATCTGAGAATATGGTTAGACCAAAGTCTGCCTCTCAGCATGCTATACCAAACTATGTGGCATGTGCTCCTCGAATGTACAAGGGTGCTATTGAGTCGTTAGTAAGAAGGATGATTCCTTTTGCTGACTTAATTCAAATTACCCACCTAAAGTTACAGCAGGTTATTGCACGTATTGTACCTGATGGTGTCTTTATTGATGCTGATGGATTGAATGAGGTTGATTTGGGTACCGGTGCAGCATACAACCCTGAGGATGCGCTAAGATTATACTTCCAGACTGGTAGTGTGATTGGTCGTAGCTATACTCAGGATGGTGAATTTAACAATGCACGAGTTCCAATCCAGCAGCTTACATCTAACTCAGGTGCTGCTAAGACTCAGATGTTAATTGCTAACTACAATCACTACCTAGAAATGATCAGGTCAGTGACTGGTCTCAATGAGGCTAGAGATGGGTCTACACCTGACTCTAATGCATTGGTAGGGGTACAAAAGCTTGCGGCTCTAAATTCAAATACGGCTACTCGCCACATACTTGAAAGTGGTCTCTTTATTTACAGGTCACTTGCTGAAGCCCTTACCTACCGTGTTGCTGATATTCTTCAGTACGCAGACTTTAAGGATGACTTTGCTAATAAGATTGGTAAGTACAACGTATCTATACTTAATGATATTAAGGATCTATACATATATGACTTTGGTATCTTCATTGAGATTTCTCCAGACGAGGAGCAGAAGGCACAGCTAGAGCAGAATGTTCAGGTAGCTTTATCCAAGGGAGATATTAATCTTGAGGATGCTATTGACATTAGAGAGATTAAGAATCTTAAACTTGCCAACCAGCTACTTAAAATGAAGAGAGTTAAGAAGCAGGAGCGAGAGGAACGAATGATGATGGAGAAGCAGGCTATGATGTCTCAGCAGCAGCTACAATCTCAAGAGTTAGCTGCTCAGGTGGCTATGCAACAACTACAGCTGGACACTCAAGCCAAGATGCAGATTAAGCAGGCAGAGGTGGCTTTTGATATTGAGAAGTTAAAGGCAGAGGCTGAGCTTAAGAGAATGCTTATGGCTGAAGAGTTTAGTTATCAGATGCAGATTGCTGGTGTTAAGGAGACTGCACTTGCTGGTAGAGATACCATGAAGGAGGATTCTAAATCCAAGCGAATCAGTCAGCAGAACTCTGAGCAGTCTAAGTTGATTAATCAAAGGAAGAATAACTTACCTCCATTGAGCTTTGAATCTAACGAGGATACGCTTGATGGGTTTGACATGGCACAGTTTGAGCCACGTTAGAAAAATATATATATTTGTAACATAAAATCTAATTAAATGGAAATCAAAGTAAGATCACTAGATGGGTTTGAACAAAAGAGTGTTCAAGAAGTAGAAAAAGAATTGCTTGAAAAGCATGAAATGGAGATCAATAGTGAACTGCAAGTTGGGCTGGATACTTCTAGTATTGACAATGCAGCTCAGAACAGTCAGCCTGAAGAGGAGGAATTATCTGAAGAAAAAGTTCTTTCATATATTGGGAAAAGATATAATAAGCAAATCAATTCGTTTGATGATTTGATGGAACAAAGACAGAGCAATGAAGAATTGCCTGAGGATGTTGCAGCTTATTTGAATTATAAGAAGGATACTGGAAGAGGTTTCGAAGATTTCCTAAAGCTTAGGAAGGACTACGATACTATGGATCAGACAAAACTTCTTAAAGAGTACCTTGTAGATACACAGCAAAATTTAGATGATGAGGACATTGAAGTCTTAATGGAGGATTACACCTACGATGAGGACCTAGATGATGAGTCAAAGATTAAGCATGTAAAGATTGCAAGAAAGAAAGCTATTGCCGAGGCTAAAAAACACTTCAACAATCAGAAGGAGAAATATAAGCTTCCACTTGAGTCAAGTGGAACAGGCTTGTCTTCAGAAGAGAAAGAAGAATTTCAAGCTTACCGCCAATATACACAAGAGTCAAAGACGATAGAAGAGGAAAGTAATCGGAAGCGTAAATGGTTCGACCAAAAGACAGATGAGGTTTTTAGTAAAGACTTTAAAGGATTTGAGTTCGACATTAACGATAAGAAGATTTTATTTGCTCCGGCATCTGGTTCAGAATTAAAGAGTGCTCAGTCAAGTCCGTTGAACTTTGTTAATAAGTTCTTGGATGAGAGTGGTCTAATTAAGGATGCATCTGGATACCATAAGTCTTTGTCTATCGCAATGAATCCTGAAAAGTTTGCCAAGTTCTTTTATGAGCAGGGGCAAGCGGATGCTACCGATGACGTTTTACGAAAGACCAAAAATATAAATATGTCTGAGCGTAGAGCTCCTGAGGTTGTTAATAAGGGTGGGATGCAGGTGAAGGCGGTTACGCCAGACTCTGGAAGGAGTCTAAAAATCCGCAGTATTAAAAAAATATAACAACTAAAAACAAAACAAAACAATGGCAGTATTAAACACCCCAGGTTTCCAGTTGCAGCCGAGTGCTGAACAGGTACCTTTATCAACAAACTATATTACCAACTTTGATTTCTTGAACCAGTATCTACCTGATACCTACGAGAAAGAATTCGAGCGTTATGGTAATCGTACAGTAGCTTCCTTCCTTCGAATGGTTGGAGCTGAAATGCCTTCCAACTCTGACATGGTCAAGTGGGCTGAGCAAGGTCGTTTGCATACTAAGTATGTGAACTGTGATTCATCTGCGGCAGCTGCGGCTGATTCCGCAACTATTACTGTTTCTGATGCTAACGTAACCGCTATTGCAATACGTGCTGGACAGACTGTATTTATCTCTGATAACGCTACAGGACTTTCTAACAAGGGTATTGTTACAGCCGTTAACACTTCTACTGACACTTTCGAAGTAGCTTACTACGAAGCTGGAGGACAGACTTTCTCTGGAACTGCTGTTCTTTCAGTATGGATCTACGGTTCTGAATTTAGAAAAGGAACTGTTGGAATGATCGGATCTTTGGAGGCTGAAGATGAGTTCTTTAGCAACTCTCCAATCATCATCAAGGACAAGTATGCAGTATCTGGTTCTGACATGGCTCAGATTGGATGGGTAGAAGTAACTACCGAGAATGGTGCGACTGGATACCTTTGGTATTTGAAGTCTGAGCACGAGACTCGTCTACGTTTCGAAGACTATCTTGAGACAGCAATGATTGAAGCAGTTCCTGCTGAGTCTGGTTCTGGTGCTGCTAACGCTGCATTAAACCCAGTGTATGGCAACAAAGGTTCTGAAGGTATCTTCTACGTTGTTAACAGCCGTGGTAACGTATGGGGTGGTGGTAATCCAACTACTCTATCTGACTTTGATAGCATCATCTCTCGTCTTGATAAGCAGGGATCTATTGAAGAGAACGTAATCTTCTTGAACAGAGCATTCAGCTTTGACATTGACGATATGTTGGCAGCTCAGAATAGCTACGGTGCTGGTGGTACCTCTTATGGTCTATTTGACAACGATGAGCAGATGGCTTTGAATCTTGGATTCACTGGATTCCGTAGAGGTTATGACTTCTACAAGTCTGACTGGAAGTACTTGAATGATCCTACCATGCGTGGTGGATTATATGCTGGTGGTTCTGGAACTGTAACTGGTCTATTGGTGCCTGCTGGTTCTACTAGTGTGTACGATCAGGTCCTTGGTAAGAACGCTAAGAGACCATTCTTGCACGTTCGTTACAGAGCTTCTGAGACTGAAGATCGTAGATACAAGACTTGGATCACTGGTTCTGCCGGTGGTGCACAGACTAGCGATCTTGATGCAATGGAGGTCAACTTCTTGTCTGAGCGTTGTGTATGTACCTTGGGTGCAAACAACTTCGTATTGTTCAGATACGGAGCTTAATTGTAAATAATGGAGGGGCCAATTGGCCTCTCCTTTTATCTTTAAATAAATAAGATAATGGCTAAGAAAAAAAATGGAGGCGATCCAATTAAAGGACCAAAAACACTTCCTCAGGTTACAGTAACTGCTTCTAGAATTGTTGACAAACCAATAAAGAAACCTATTAATAGAACATTAATGGAGGTTGATCTTCCTAAAGGATATAAAATGTCAATTGATACTACAAATATGAACAAGCCAGATCAAAACACCTATAATTATATGGTTAAGGATCCAACTGGAAAAGTTACTAGTAAGGGAAACATAGCTAGTGCCGAAGGTAAGTTTGGAGCTAGACAAGTAGTTAATAAGTTTAAGGCAAATAAAGGTAAATAAATATAAAAAGATATGGCTATTGGAAAAGGACCTGGTCCTAAGAAAAAAGATCAACCAAAATCAAAAATTGGAGGTGGAATTGGTAAAACAATCGCCGCTCCAGGATACAAAATGGCTATTACTCCTAAAAAGGGTGGTTCAAGCGATCAACTTGTAAGTGTCGGAAAATTTTCAAACAATGTACAAAGCGGTATATATACTCCTCAACCAGTTGCACCAGCTACTAAAGTTGCTGTTGCTCCTGCTAAAAAAGTTGATAAGAGATATGGAAAAGGATTGACTGCTACTGGCAAGGTATTAAGAAAAGTTAAAGAGGCTGTAGATCCTGGAAATTATTCGTTTAAATTAGGTAAAGGAGGAGGAGGCGGAGGTAAAACTTGTGCCGCTTATTCCGGTTATCCGAATAGACGTAAATAAAACAATTACTGAGGGGGCAATTGTGGCTCCCTCTATTTTAAATTCTAATCAAATTATATCCAATGAAAAAATCAGCAATAAGTTCTGACAAAGTTTACAAACTTAAGGGAGAGTCTGCTCCTTTATCATTCACTCTACCATCAAGAAATACTAGAAGGTATCCACTCCTTTACTTTGATGAAGATAATAATGTTAACAGACCACTAAGGTATGCCATCAATCAGAAGTCCCCATTTGAGGATGAGCAAGATGGCAACGCAATTGTAGAGCCAATCGTATTTGAGAATGGCTTCCTATCAGTTCCAAGAAATAATCCTGTACTACAGCAGTTCCTTCACTATCACCCACTTAATGGGATCTCATTTATGCAGGTTGACTATGAGAGGGATGCGGCTAAGGAAGTAGAGCAACTTACATCTGAGGTAGATGCATTGATTGAAGCACGTTCACTTAGTGTTGATCAGCTTGAAACGATTGCTAGAGTATTGTTTAGCAAAGATCCAAACAAGTTCACAACATCTGAGCTTAAGCGTGACATCTTAATTTACGCAAAGAGAGATCCAAAGGGATTCTTAAATATCCTACATGATCCAATGCTGAAACTTCAGTCAAATATCCACGTATTCTTTGAGAATAAGTTATTGACATTTAGAAATAACAACAAGGAAGTGTGGTTTAATACCCCTTCAGTAAAGAAAAAAATGCTTACTGTCTCCTATGGTGATGACCCATACTTTGCAGTATCTCAATATTTAAAGACAGATGATGGCATTGATGCTTTGAAAATGCTAGAAAATAATTTAGATTTGTAATCATAGTTTTTTGGGTTTAAGTTTAAAAATGGGGGTGTAATAACACCCTCTTTTTTTTTGTTTATATTTGTAAAAAGACTAGAATGATCAACTCAGTTCGAAATACCGTATTGGCAATTCTCAATAAGAATAATTACGGATACATCTCCCCATCTGACTTCAACCTGTTTGCCAAACAGGCTCAGCTAGAAATATTTGAAGAGTACTTTTCTGAGTATAATACTACTATTAACAAAGAGAATGCTCGTATTTCTGGCACTGACTACGCAGATATAAATAAAGCATTAGCTGAAGCTATTGAGTTATTCTCTACAACATCTACACTCACTCAGGTGGCTGCGGCTACAAATAGATTCTACCTGCCATCAGTAACAACCACTGGCTTTGATTACTATATGCTCAACAAGGTTCTTTGCTATGATGCATCTGGTGCTACTAGAGTATTTAAGGGTGAGGCAGAGAAGGTAACACATGGTAAGATTACTATGTTGATTACCTCTAATTTGACTACTCCTACCGAAACATATCCAGCTTATACTCAACAGGGAAGTATACTAACAGTATTCCCTACCACTATTAATTTAGCGAATGAGGTTGATGCTGTTTACTTTAGATACCCAAAGGACCCGAAGTGGACGTTTACTACACTAACGAATGGTGAACCTGTGTTCAATCAGTCGGCTGGTTTAGGATACCAAGACTTTGAGGTTCCTATTGAGGATGAAATAAAATTAGTATCAAAAATTCTTCAGTATGCTGGGATGTCTATACGTGAGATTCAGGCAGTTCAATTCGGTGCTGGTGAAGAACAAAAACAATCTGTATAATCATGGCATACATTACTCAAGAGAAGTACTACGAAAATAATGGAGTAGCTCCTACAGATGAAAACTGGGGATCATATCAGTATGTTAGTCTACAGGATGTTGTAAACAACTTCTTGTTGATGTACTCTGGGAATCACTCATTGATAAATAATGAGGAGAGATACAAGGTCCTGTTCCATGCCAAGAGGGCTATACAGGAACTTAACTATGATGCATTCAAGCAGATAAAAGTATTGCAACTAACTGTTAATGATACACTTAAGTATATTCTACCATCTGATTATGTCAACTGGGTTAGAGTAAACTTATATAGAGATGGGTACCTAAGACCATTGACTGAGAACATCCAAGTACTTTCTGCTAAGGCATACTTGCAGGACAATACCGGTAAGATATTGTTTGACAATCAAGGTAATGCCTTGTCTCCTGAGTTCTCTGAGATTGATTTGCAGAGATTAGAGGGTGTTAAGAAGAACATTTACTTGAACACTAATAGTCCATACAATGGACAAGAGGGATGGAACATAGATGGTGAGTGGTATTTTGATTACAGCATTGGCGCAAGCTTCGGGCTTAATACTGAGACTGCTAACTTCAATCCTACATTCAATATAGATGCAAAGAGTGGTGTCATTAACTTTAACTCAGACATGTACGGTGAGTCAGTTGTACTAGAGTACGTATGTGATGGCATGGAAAATGGGGATGACTCAAGAGTAAGCGTTAATAAATTGTTTGAAAAGTTTATTTATGCGTACATTACGTATGAAATACTGAACTCTAAGCTTGGAGTACAAGAATATATTGTGGCTCGTGCAAGGAAAGAGAAGACTGCTCTTATGAGGAATTCCAAAATAAGAATGAGTAACATCCACCCAGGCAGACTATTGATGAATCTACGTGGCATGGACAAGTGGTTGAAATAATATGGCAAATATTACAAGAAACTTCATAGCTGGTAGAATGAATAAAGTCGTTGATGAACGACTCATTCCTGATGGGGAGTATATCGATGCGCTCAATGTTCGCATGGGTTCTACAGAGAACTCTGAGATTGGTGTCATTGAAAATACTAAGGGCAACAGCAAGCTTACTACAATTAAGTATGTGAATGGAACAGCACTTAGCTCTTCAGCTAGATGTATTGGCACTATAGCCGATAACACAAGTGAGACTATATACTGGTTTATTCATGACTCCAACTTCCCAGTAGGTGCTACAGGTAAGCTTGATATGATTGTGTCCTTCAATGTGTACAACAACATATTGACCTACCACTTGATTAGTATCAATGATGGGGGTGGTGATAATACTACTCTAAATTTTGATCCCGGATATCTTATTACTGGGGTAAGCATCATTGATGATTTAATATTCTTTACTGATGACTATAACCCCCCAAGGGTAATAAACAGATTTAAGAACTATGCTGATCCTGTGGGTAATTTAGACCAGTTTAGTGCTGAGTCTATTCTTGTGATTAAGAAGCCACCTGTTGAGTCTCCTGGCGTTACGTTAATAAACACAGGTGATGAGAGTAACTTCCTAGAGAACAGGTACATATGCTTTGCATATCGATATCTGTATGAGGATGGAGAGTACTCCGCCACATCTCAGTGGTCTGCTCCTGCGTTTCAACCTAAGCAGTTTAGCTTTAGCATTAACAGCTATCTAAATGATGGGATGCAGAACCAGTTTAATGCTGCTAGAGTAACGTACAATACAGGTGGTCCACTAGTGGTTGGCATTGACTTATTGTTTAAAGAAGCCAATAGCAATGTTATTAAGGTTATTGAGAAGCTTAACAAGGCTGATCTTGGATTTACAAATAACACTAACCTTACATATACATTTACTAACAGCAAGATATTTACTATCCTGCCTGATAGTGAGCTACTTAGATTGTACGACAACGTACCATTGCTGGCTAAGGCTCAGACCATCATGGGCAACAGGCTCATGTATGGAAACTATGTTGAGGGATATGACATGGTTGACATTACTGGCAACCCAATAAATCTTCAGTACTCTGCTAACTTAATATCTGAGGAAATAGATAACGCTGAGATAACAAATTCACTTGGCTCAGGAACCTATAATTTTGGACCTCCTGAGACTATCCCAGGGTCGGTAGTATACTTAGACCTTTCGCCATTTGAACTCATCCCAGGGGCCTCTATTACATTGGATGTAACCATTGATCATGAAGGGTTTGCAGGTGATACTCCATTTCCTACAGAGACCACTGATAGCGTATCTCTTAACTTCTCTTTTGTATTACCTAGATCATACTCATCAGTATATGAACTTGCAAGTAGCGTTGAGTTTCAAGATGCTATAGGGCAAACACCATTATCTATAGTAAATTCTTGTGATGGTACAACATTTACAGACCAGTTTAACTGTGCTCTGCCTTTTGACTTAACCGGAACTCCTACTGTTTTTAAATATCAAAGTGGTATTGGATCAGCTGGTCAGGGATTAGGGATAATTACATCACCAGCTAGTCAATTAATTGGTCTTCAGTTGCTTACAATGCGGTATGTAAATAATACTACTACACCTACATTTAGCGTGTATGAGTACTATGAGTATACTTATGTTAATGCATTCTATCAGAAGATAAATACTTCTAGAAGCTTGCATAGCAACAGAGGGTATGAGATTGGAATTGTTTATATGGATGACTTTAACAGATCAACAACTGCTTTAGTTAGTCCAAACAATACGGTTCATGTACCATGTTCAGCATCTGATTTAAAGAACTCTATACAGGTAACTATACCTATTACTCAGAATGTTCCTTACTGGGCTACACGATATAAGTTTGTCATTAAGCCTGATGAAGAAAACTATGATATAATATATAGTAGCATATTCTTCAATGATCCTCTAACTAATAATGTGTTCTTCTTACTTGAAGGTGAGAATGCTAGAAAGGTACAGGTTGGAGATAGACTTATAGTTAAGGCCGATACAAATGGCCCTACAAATACTTGCATATATACCACTGTGCTTGAGAAAGAATCTCAGGCATCAGGATTTATTGAGATCCCTAGTGAATTAGATCCAGCAGTAGATATTCCTGTTCCCGCTGGTGTATATATAAAGATTAATCCAAACAACTTCTCTGTAGTTAAGGACCAGTCATCAATAATAGCTCCTGGGACAATTCAGGTAGATGAGAATAATGCAGGGGAATATCCTATACTACAGTATTCAATGAATTCAGAGCGTGTGGTTGGATATGATCTTAGTAACCCTACATGGGTTTATGAGGATTATAGTGTTCCTGCTGGTAGTAGAATAAAGATAAATCTCAAGTTCCAAAGACTTGGACCTGGTGCTGGCAATGGAGATTGTGAAAGAAGAATCTATACTTTAGAGAAAACTATGATAGCTTCAGCTAACTATGATAGCATGGTTGATTGGTTTGATGGAGATAATGTTCAGGTTGTTCTTAACGAAGGCATTTCAGAAATAGGTGGAGATGGATGTGTGATTAATAATGATTACATATCTTCAGTCTATAATTATACTACAGGACCAGTAACAAATGCTATTTCTAATCCTGAAATATGTACTAATAAGTATCGATTCGCTAGAAATACAATCACTAATGAGTTGTCACTCGTTATGTCTGGTACAGTTCGTTGTACTGGAGTGGCTGAAAGACAGAAGAGAAGATCTACTATTATTGCTACGTTTGAAGTATTTCGTGCGGATACTACAATTATATTTGAGACAGAACCATCTGATGCTTTGCCTGATGTATTCTTTGAAAATGAATTATCCCTCCCAATTGTAAATGGATACCACGGAGGTAATGTTCAAAATCAAACAGCTTCATTACCAGCAATCATTGATACTCAGTTCTTTAACTGCTTTGCATTTGGTAACGGAGCGGAGAGTTATAAGATTCTTGACTCAATTATTGGCAGGACATTCTCACTAGGGAATAGAGTAACTGCTGTATCAGCACAGGATTACAGAAGAGTAAGGAGATTTGCAGACATGACATATAGTGGTGTCTATAACTTTGAGAACAATGTAAATAAGTTGAACGAGTTTAACCTTGGTCTACTTAACTACAAGTACCTTGAGGTAGCATTTGGCCCTATTTTTATACTAGATGGTCGTGAGACAGATGTGCTTGTATTACAGGAAGATAAGATATCATATGTCCTTGCTAGTAAGAATTTAATTTCTGACTCAGCAGGAGGCGGTGCTATTTCATCTGTTCCTGAGATACTTGGTACTCAGATAGCTAGACAAGAAGAGTTTGGAATTAGCTTTCACCCAGAGAGTTATGTGCAGTGGGGATCTGATAGATTCTTTACAGATGTAAAGCGTGGTGCTGTAATTCAGTTGAGAGGCAATGACCTTGCTGTAATCTCTGAGATGGGCATGAGGACTTGGTTTAGAGATGAGTTTATTGAGTCATTTAATACTCAGAAGCTAGGTGGTTACGATCCGTATCTAAATGAATACGTGCTAAGCACTAACTCTCAGGAGCTTCCAAGACCTTTTGACTGCCTTGCCTGTGGTATTGCTCAGACATTTACTATACCTGATGGTGATACATTTACTTACTGCGTTGATCTAGATCAGCCAGTTGGACTTACAACAGTAACTTATAGTGTTCCTGCTGGATCTACTGCATCGTTTACTATATCAGTAACTTATAATGGTGTTACTCAAACCTCAGGGGCTGTAACTACATCAGGAAGCCTACAGTTTAATAAGAATTCTAACACTGTAAATGTTGCTACTGTAGTAATAGTTGCTAGTGATCCACTTGAGATAACTGTGACACCTAGCTGTCCTGTTCAGGAGTCGCTTACTATTGTAAGTGTAACTCTTACTAGTGTAGTTGATGCAGGCAAGTTCATCCACAATCAGTACAGATATACTCAAGGAACTTTTGTGTCACCATTACAGTCAACTCTTGTTACATTTGCTACAGACAATACTAGTCCGGTAGTATCTCAATATGATCAAATTACAGGGGCAATGGGAGCGGCTGGTATACCAACAGCAGGGTCTAGCTTACAGATTATATCGAATAAGATTAACTTTGATACATTTAATTTTGTATTAGGCCAGGATAAGTTTAGATATATTCGTAGCAATACGTTATATCCAAATACTTCTGTTGGCATTTCAAACTTACTAGCTGCATCTTCACTGGTATCACCAATAACAGGAGGGTCTGGATTATTCTCAGGTTCTTTTATTGTACCTAGTAGTGGACAATATCTTTATTTGATTTGGGATTATAGAAATTCATTATCTCTAAATCTTTGCTACTCTAATACAACTACTCTAGACGCATGCTGCGGCTGCGCATAAATAATTTAATATGGCAACATCAGGAACATTTTATTTAGATGCACCATCACTTAGTACTGCTACGGTGGTATACTCAAATGCTGCGTTAACAACTGTAGCTGCTAATGGATTTTACTCTGATGGATCTATTGTGAGACAGCAAGCATCAGGAGCATTGTTGCCTCAACAATCTTGCCCTGCATGTGCAGTTGCATGTGGAGGAACTATAAGTGCCAATGGTACACAGGGTGTATATTATTTAAATACAAATCTTGGTAGTCCTACTGGAGCAATAATTGTTAGGTTTAATCCTACATCTGTGCCTGAGGGAATTAAAGCTGTTTATAATAGTATTGTTTATAATGGATTGTCATCCCCATCATTTGGATGGAGGCAAGGTACGGCAGGATTGTCTACTTATCTTGGGTCATTAGCTGATGCTTGTAGTAGTGGTATAGTTGCAGGTTCTCCTTATACACTTAATAAATTCCAATATAACGGAACAACATTTGCTCCATTAGGAACTACAGAATCTGTAACTATAGCCGCAGGTCAGATGCAACTTACTGCTTCAGCTCCAGGCAATAGCGTAATGGTTATACCTAAGACAGCGGCATCTCCATCTATTCTAAACCTTACATTTGTTGGGCCCTGTACTGGTGCTGTATTTAGCATTTCAGTATCATGTCCAGCTGCTCTCCCATCATTCGCTTCTAGCACAGTGAATGGTAGTACTGCATTGGCATGTGCTGACGCTATTGATCAGACATACTACGTTGCTTATGTTAATGGGGGTGCTGGTGTTCTGGGGTTATATGACTTAGTATTTAGTGATGCTAATGGACAGTTTAAACTTGCGGCAGGATACTATAAGACCACTGCTGCTGGAGCAAACAACTGGTTTCAAGTGGATGCTAATGGTGTTATTATTGCATTCGGTAGTTGTACATCTAATCAATTCATAGTATATTTTGATTCGACTACAAGTCCTAATACTTACGGATGGGGAAGTTCTGCTGCTGCTTGTGCAGGGACTGGTACACCTTTAACAGTGTACATTACTGGAACAGCATCTTCTTTATTTGAGGCGGTAGTAACATTGGGTAAAGTACTATACACAAACGTAGGACTTACCACACCTTTAAATGGCAACAATACACACTATAAGACTGTGTCGGCTCCTGCTTTAGGAGAGACATTATTAATTGATGCAGTTGGAGTAACTTCAAGTTGGGGAGGACCTTGTTAAACTATGGCAAATTATACACTAACATACAGCGAATCAGCACAGGGATGGCCATCATTCTATTCCTTTATTCCTGACTACATGGTTGGGATGAACAACTACTTCTATACATTTAAGGGAGGGAACTTGTATCGTCACAATGTGAATGAGACCAGGAATAACTTCTATGGAACTCAGTACAACTCTACAATACAGAGTGTGTTCAATGTGTCTCCTCTTGAGAATAAGATATTTAAGACTCTTAATCTAGAGGGTAACTATAGCTGGGCAACTTTAATGGAGACAGACATTCAGACCTCAGGGTTTATTGAGGCTGCTTGGTATGAGAAGAAGGAGGCATCATGGTTTGCATTTGTAAGGAACGCAGGTACTGTCCCGGCACAGCCATCACAGTATGCGCTTAGATCAGTGAATGGCATTGGTCTAAGTCAGAACGTAACAGGATCTGCACCAGCATTAACTGTATCGTTCCCTATTAGTCCAGACCTAACAGAGATTGGAAGCATAGTAAGTGTAGGGGACTACTTATACTACAGCTTGCCAGCATCATATTCAACACCGATATTATGTGGTCAGATTACTAGCATTGTAGTGGACTATCCAACGAGTATAAATAGGATAGTTGTGAATGCTTCAATAGCAGGTGGAGGTATCCCTCCAATAACTACCCCATTCTTTATGTATATTAAGGGCTCCGTAGCGGAGTCACATGGAGTACTTGGTCACTACTGCGTATTTACTTTGGAGAACACCAGAGTAGATAAGGTAGAGTTATTTGCAGTTGAGTCAGAAGTAATGAAAAGTTATCCTTAAATTTGCATACATGGGAATCTTAGTAAGGCAATTAAATGCAAGTGACTACGATGACATCCTAGTTGGATGGTGGAAGGACTGGGGATGGACAGCCCCTGCTAAAGACTTCTTGCCTGAAGATGGAGAAGGAGGATTGATTGTATTTGATGATGACGAACCAGTGTGTGCTGGATATATGTATACGACAAACTCAAAACTTGCATGTGTTGATTGGATAATATCCAGTCGGACATACAGAAAGAAACCTGCACGGAAGGAGTGCTTGGATTTATTAATATATGCGCTTACAAATATTTGTAAAAGTAGGGGACATAAATATGTTTATGCTTTGATAAAAGACAGGAATCTAATATCTACATATGAGAATTTTGGATATGTGAAAGGAGATTCATACACAGGAGAAATGATAAAAATATTATAACATGGGAGTAGCAACAGCGATAGCAATATCAACATCACTAGCAAGTGCAGGCGCATCTGCTAAGCAAGCATCTAATGCGGCAGGATTTGCCAGGGCAGCAAAAGCAGATTCAGCTCGTGCATTTGACAGAGCCATGAATGAATTGACTTCAAATAAGTTTGCAGGACTAAGTCTTCCAAAAGAAGCTTATGAGCGTGAGCGTGAGGCATTATTATCTGCTGGAGCTCAGGCTATTGAGGCAGGAAGAGAGAGTGAACGTGGAACCGCTGCTACGGCAGGTCGTGTTCAGATGGCTCAGCAAGAAGGGCAGAGACAAATATCTGGTGCTATGGGTGAAGAACTTATGAAGCTTGAGGGACTTACTGCACAAGAGGAAGCTAGTCTTGCATCTCAAAGAGCTGGCCTTGAGTTAGCTCAGGCAGAGGGTGGACAGGCAGCTGCTGCTCAGTTTGGTGCTCAAAGTGATGCTGCTCTAACTGGAGCGTTCTCATCATTGGCAAGTGCAGGCCAGCAGTACCTACAGGGAACTGAGTTATACAAAAAGGGTGAGGGACAAAGAGAGCTTAATAGGCTTAATAAAGAATACGATAGGGCCGAAAATGTATCTGGTACATTTAAAGATGCCAGTGGAAATAAACTTTCATTTGATGATGCAACTTCAAAATTAATTAGATACGATAAAGCGTTTTCTCCAATGATAAATATGACTGCACTTCAAAGACAAGATTTTCTTGCTCGCAATCCTAATTTATTAAAATCATTAGATGCTAGTATTTTTGGTCAAGAATTAGGACAAGGATATTTAGTTGATTCCGCTCCTAAATTAGGAATGCCACAGGCACAACCCTTTCTGGTTAAACCAATTATAACTACTAGATAAAGTATGGCTAGTTACTACAAATTCGCTGAGAGGCAAGCTGACAGCTTTGTAAACTGGGCAGAGATCGGTAAAGGAATTACCGACATGATACAGACTGAGGTTGGAATCCGTGAGCAGAAGAAGGCGGCTATAGACCAGGCTACTAGAGATAATCTAAAGAGAGTAGCAGAGGCTCCTGTAGGCGCACATGAGGGATTAAATACATGGACATTAAATTACGCTGACGATGCAAGGCAGGCTATCCTACTACAGGATAGACTACTAAAATCTGGTGGATTAAAGCTGAAGGACTATACCATCATGAGACAGAATTTAAATGATGGCACTGATGAATTGTTTGGTGTCATTAAGAACTTCCAAAGTACATTTAAAGATAAGAGAGATAGACTAATCAGTAACGACCCAAAGAATAAGTCTCAGGCTTTTGAGATGGACTTGATGGCATACAGTGAACAGTTCGGAGATTTCTCTAAGTCTATGGCTATTATCGACCCAAGAAACTTCAGTGTTAATGTTGGTCTAATGGAACCTGATCCTAACAATCAGGGTGTAATGAAGGTTGGAAAGCAGATTGCTACATCAAGTTTTCTTAGAAAGATACAAGATACCAAGGTAGATTACTTTGATTCTGATGGTGCCTCTGAGGCCGTAAGCAAAAGCTTTGGTTCATTTACTGAATCTACTATTCAGGATTTGAATAGGTTGCAAGGTAAGGTTGTTACTATTGAGGATGTAAGGAAGAGACCTGGATATGAGGATGCTATTAATGAGGAAATTAATTCATTATTCGCTAATCCATTTAACATGACATCAGTACTTACTAATGATCTTGTTAAGGATAAGGCAGGAAGGTCATACGTATCAAACATATCTGGTAAGGATGGTAATGTGATTAAGTACGTGTTCGATCCTCAAACAAATTTCTATAAGCCAGAGTTAACAGCAGAGCAAGAGCAGGCCGCTAGAGATTACATGAGACGTAAGATTGAGCAGAGACTTGATATAAAGCTTAAGGAAGATCCGTTCAATAAACCACAGCCTAATGTAGTAAAAGCTGAAACACCAACTCCCACTGGTCCAAGCTATGCTGAAAGCATTAATCAGTTTAAAACTAAATTAAAAACTGTATCGCCTAAACGTGGGCTTACTATATTTACTGGAACAGGAGACATTACAGCTCAGAATATTCAGGGTCTATTAAATTCTGATCCAGCATTAATAGGCAAATTCAAAGTTGGAAATGCTGAAGATGTAATAACTCTTACAGACAATGATGATGTTGTTATAGGAACATTTGATTTATTAAAAGCTCCACCAACTCCGGCTGGTATTAAACAGAGGGAAAAATACCTAGAAGATTTAGTTGATCTAGTAACAAATTACGCAATCTCTAAAGACCCAACAAGTATTGGTGTATCTTTGATGACAGGCGGAGTTGGAGGATCAGGATCAGGACTACCACCATCTAGATAATAACAAAAATGGAAGAAGAACTATTAAAAGAATATGTGTCAACATATTTAAATCCGAAGTATAATAGTGATTGGGATGTGGTTAATTCAAAGTTTCCTGAGTTATCTGGAGTTGACAAGGGACTATTAAAAGAGTACGTTGCAACATATTTAAATCCAAAATATAATAGTGATTGGGATGTGGTTAATTCAAAGTTCCCTGAACTATTCCCAGCAGGCCAGACTGCTGCCGAGCAACCTATAGCCGAGCAGCAAAAAAAAAACAGAAGTTCGGTATCACCATTTGTGGATGGTGGTTCGGAGCTTACAAAGTTTGATCCACGTACTGGTCAGGTTGTACAGGAGACTCCTGCGTTCACTAAGCCAAAAGAGAGAGACTTTAGTGGACTAGAAGTTAAAGTACAAGATGAAAAGATATTAACTAAGCAGCCTAGAGTAGAGAGACCTATAGTTTCTAGTGAGTCAACTAAGACTGATCCTGATCAAATTGATTTTGATGGTAAGCTTGCGAAACAGAAAGTTTCTGCTCCAATGTCTTATTCAAATATTTTCGCAAAAACAATAGCAGATCTTCCATCAGACTTAGCTGAAACCTGGTCTGTTGCATCAGCATTTATAGAAAGACAACTTGGTAAAGCTGGTGTCCCAGGAGCTAATCCTAATTTAACAGCTAAGGATATATATTTTTACAATGTAAGTGATGATTGGAGAAAATACACAGATGAAGTTTTTCCTACTAATCAAGAGGATAGATCTACATTTTTAGGAGGAGTTGTTTCTGGACTAGGACAGGCAGTTCCTATGGTTATGTCTGGAGGAATATCAGCTGTATCCAAGGGGAAAGCGGCTATGGATATAGCCAAGGCTGCATTAAGTACTGGAACAAAACTTACTCCATTTATAAAAATGGGCAAGGATCTGGCAAAGCAAGCAGCATCTCCCTCTGGTTTAATAGGTGGATCTCAAATGTCTTCATCAATGTATAGACAAGCTATAGATTCTGGGGCAACTGAAGATCAGGCGCAGCAATACGCTATTGAAAACTTTTTTGTTGGAACAGTGGTAGAGTCACTCCCAATACAGTCAATGTTCTCAAGAATATTGAAGAAGGAACCTACTGCAAATATTTTAAGAATATTAAAAGAAGGTGGTGTTGGTGCCGGTGAAGAGTTCACTACCGAGATGTGGCAAGCCACTTATGAGAACTGGTCTGCTCAAAGAATATATGACTTCAATAGAGAAATGCTAGATGGAGTTGGTGAGGCTGGAGCAGTTGGTGGAACGGTTGGCTTTATCTTAAACACAGCACTGGCTGCATTGGTAGGTAGAAGGGCTAGAGTAAAGACTAAGGAGGAGGAAGTTATTTTAGATAAGTCAATAGATGAAGTTAAGTCAAAAATAAATACTGTAAATACAAACAATGAGAACATATCATCGGTTGCTGAAGAACTAGATTCTATAGAGCCAATTGTTTTAAATTACGGAGACTCTAAATACTTTTTTGCTAGAGATAAATCTGGCAGAATGGAATTAGCTGATGAACCTATGCTTGAAGACCAAGCAAAGTCAATGTCTAATATGCTTGGCAAAGTTTATAAAGGACTTGAGTTTTCTATTGAAGAGGTGGCATCTAATGATCCATACACTCCAGTAAAATATAATGTTATTGCTAAAGAAAAAATAAACGAACAACAAAATGCCATTCAAGAGCAAGCAGCAGGTCAAGTACCTGTACAGCCAGGAGCCACAGTTAGCCAAGAAGTGGAGCAAGGAGTACCCCAAGTAGAACCTCAAGTCACTGCCGAAGCGGGTGTCCAAGAAGAAATAAATGAGGAGGATATAGCCCTAAGCGGATTGAGTGATGGGTTTAGGGCAGTTACTCGTAACTCTTTTGATGTAAGGTCTGATAAAGAAGTTATGGATAATATAACTAAGAGAAAATCTTTTGCTACTTCTGTTACTAAAAATGGTAAAAAATATGTAGTAGTAGGTCTAAGACTAAATGAAGATGTTGGAGCTACTACATCAGGAAGAGATGGGTATTCTTTTGCTACAATAGAAGACAATGGAAATTTACCTGCTAACACTGTAGATGTTCTTACTCAAAAAGCTATATCTAATATTTCATCTGTTTACCCTAATATAAAGAATCCTACTGTTGATTTATTTAGACCAATAGAAGTTCAAGAAGTATCTCCTACTCAGCAGCCAGAGATAGATGCTATTGAAGCTCAGAGAAAACAAGCTCTCGAAGCAAATAAGGGTGGACTAAACAAGCCTTATTACTTAGGGGATACAGAGGGTCCAACATTAGGAGAGTTCATCAATCAAGAGTATGACGCTAAGATAAATGCCCTGAGAGCCAAGGCTACTACACCACAAGTACAGGAAGTAACTCCACAACAAGTAGAGAAACAAAGAAAGGACTTGGATATGGAGGTTAAGGCTCTTGAAGATTTGCTTTCTGATCCTAATGAAGAACCTTTGTTTAAGAAGTCAGATAACGATACCAAGTTTGGTGAGTCAGCAGATGTTGTTGAAGATGTAGTACGTCAGATGAATGATTTGCCATCTGGCAATGTGACTACAACTATTACTCCTAAGCCACAAAAACCAATTGATATAGCTGACCTAGAGTCAAGAGCAGATGTTCCTGTGAAGCGAACTACATTTGATGTTATCAAAGGTATACCTGCGGTGTTCTCTATATCTGACCAACTTAGAATTGGTAATGTGACTAACCCTAATACTGGTAATGTAATCGATAGACTATTTGGTGGTCTAGGATTTGGTTTCACTAAAGGACATGAAGGATTTGCATGGGCTAACACTACAAAAGATGAGGCCCAGAATCTTGTGAATAGAGCCGTGTCTGTCTACAATAATAACAAAGCATTGTTTGATGATTGGTGGGCTAAGAATCCAGAGTACAATGGACTAGTTCCATTGAACATAGCCAAGATGGCTGAAGGATCTATCATGTCAAACGAAGCATTGTATCGTGTTATTAAAGATAACTTTGCCTCATTCCCTAAGAAGAATAAAGTAGATGCTCTTAACTATCTTACAAATAATAGAATACCATCTATTATTGATTCATTAAATAAGAGTTTAAAAAATCCAAACCTAGCAAAGAACGCTAGGAAGAGTGTTGAGAAAAGGATAAAAGCTTTAACTAGCATACAGACAAAAATAAAGGATGGTAAGTTAAAGTCTGTAGACCAGTTGCTAGACCCTGAGTTTTATGGATCACTTTCATTACCTGTAAGGGCAGAACTAATAAGCCAACTAACAATTGGTACTCCTAATAAACCAGGAGAACAAAAAGCTTCTGGCTTACCTGGAAAGAATACAGTACCACGAGCTCTACTTGGAATTGATCAAGAAGCTTCTGTATCTGCTAAGTCTATTGGACAAGCTAACCTAAATAAGGTAAGTCTTTCAAATGCGGCAGAGATTATTACTGAGCCGGCTATGAAAGATATTGAGCCTCGTCAGATAATTGCTATCTATGGAATAGATGTATTAAATCCAGGAGTAAAAGATACAGTACACCCTAACTACAAGTTTGGTGTTAATGGTAGACCAATTGGTGTGCTTGAGAATAGCGTATCAATACAAGAGGCTTATCCTTTTGCTTACACAAATATACTTGAGTCTCTTATAGCTCAAGAAGAAAAGAGTGGAGAAGAATTGAAGGCGGCTCCTATTGACTCATTAATAAATGAGAAGATACCTGTTGGTATTGGGTTACCTAACCTTGAGTTTATTGGGGCTATTTCTCAGGGAGTAATGAGCAATGCTCAAAAGCTTTCTGCTTGGATAAACAAATCATTCCCTAGTGTAATAATGTCTACTGATGCAGAGACATTTGCTAATGTACTTAAGTCTGATGGCGTAAGGGTTCAGCTAAAGGGTGATGAAGTAGTGTACGGTGTAACTGTTGATGGAGACATCTATATAAATCCAGATGTACACAATAGTGATTCAGCATTATTTAACACAACTATTCACGAGTTCGGTCACGTATGGTTGAACTTCTTAGAGACAACAGCTGAGGGTAAGTCTTTACTTAATCGTGGAATTAATCTTGTAAAGAAGACTGGTGAATATCAGGATCAACTTAAGAAGTTTAATGGAAATCAAACTAAGGCTGCTAACGAGGCACTTGCTATATTGATAGGCAACAGAGGAGAGACCATTGTCAATGCCTCATTGAAAAGCAAGTTTCAGGAATGGTTACTTGGAGTGTGGAAGTATGTAAAGGATAAGTTCAAATTATCTGGTGACCTAACCCCACAAGAAATTCAAGATTTAACTCTTGATCAGTTCTTGGGTACAGCTATTGCTGATTTGTTTAGTGGTAAAGCATTGCCTGTTGGTGAGATTCAACTAAAGAAATTAAAGAACCCGGAGGCAGCATTCAGTAAGTCAGACTCAATAGATAGCATAGTTCAGAAAGGTAGGGCTAATGGATTCTCTGAAGAATCAATTAAGATTGTATTAGATAAGAGAGGATTCACTGAGCAGGCTATCAATGAAGCATTGGGCAAGCAGACACCTGCCGCTAAGAAGGTTGAGGTAACTGAGAAGCTACCTGCTAATTATGAGCGAATGATTGGTCAGCTTGAGGGTGTGATTGAGAAGTCATTGAAGAAGCGTGGTACTAGCCAAGAGACAGCCATGCAGAATGCCATCAACTACCTACAGGGTACGAAGGTATACGAGGAGGCTACTGACGTTCAGCGCGAGGCTATGTTCCGTGATGTACGCAAGCGATTCAAGAAGCGTGAGAAGTCTGCACCTACAGCTAAGAGAGTACTAGGTCAGAAGAAAGACGTTGTAACAATCACTGTTGATTTGGCTAAGGAGAGAGATAGAATCATTAAGGAACAGATAAAGCAGGCTAAAGAAATCACTGGTGACCTTAATGATAAGAGAGCAGCATTGGCTAATTCAATACGTTTGTTTGAAGATGGAGGAGTTATAACGACTGCTCAAACTAAGACCATAGTAAACAGAATTAGCAAAGTCAATCTAAATAATCCTATCATGGTAGATAGGTTACTTGCATACATTGAGAAGGTATTTGATAATGCTAACTATGCAGCTGACATGACCGAGCTAAGAAAGCTACAACGTCAGGCAAGAACCAAGAGGCATACATCAATGAAGGACTTTGTTGATAGGTTTACTTATATTAATCCAGAGATTATACCACTTGATAGAATACAAGACTACAAGGAAGCACTTGACTTCTTGAATAACCTAACTCCTTCTTATGCTAGAATGAATGAGATGCTTCCTGAGATTGAATCTTATCAGGTGTCTGAAGAGTTTGATGCTGCTAAGACTATGGATAGTCTTATGAGTAAGTATGAAAACATAGCATTGAATCAGGTTGGTAGTGTAGAGGATTATGTTAATCTAATAAAGGACATAAACTCCTTCAAGAGAAAGGCATTCCAGTTACTACAGAACGAAGCTATTATTCAGAAGGATTATGATGACCTAATCAATATGGTTGGAAAGGATCAAGCTGCTGTAGAGAAGAGATATGAAAAAGAAATCGCTCAGAGAAAGAAGGACTTAATCGCTGAGATAAAGAAGCAGCGACCAAAGACTAATCCTGAATTCACTAAGGAAGAGAATGATTTAATCAGGGAATACCTAGAGCTTAGCGATGCTGACCTTCAGAGTCTATCACCTGAGGACTTGTTTGTACTAAATGATTTGCTTGAGAACGTAAGCAATGGAGAGATTGACTACTATAGATTTAAAAATGTAGTTTCAAAAGCAGCCAATAACAAGGCTGGTGTTGAGGTTGGTAAGCAGTTAAAAGGATCTAAGTTAAGTCTTGGGTCAGCAGAATTGAGAAAGAAAATGGCTCAGTTTGAAAGCTCATTCTGGGAAGGGCTTCTTGGTTTAGGTAGAGCTACATCAGGACCACTACAGAAGTTTATTATCTCCCCTTTCAATAGAGCAATTGGGTCTTATGAGAAATTTATCAGAGAGGGATTCAATGATTTCTTAAAGCTTAAGAAGAAGTATAAGATTGATGACAAGGGTATGAACAAGATTGGTATGCTAACCACATACCTTCAAGAGTACATGGCTCAGTTTGACCCTAAGAACAAAGGTGTTAAGGATATCGGTAAGCGTGATTGGTTCAAGGAAATCTTAGCTACCGAAACCATGAGAGATGACTACTCCCCTGAAGAGCTTAAGATTATTGAAGAGATTCATAAGAGTCTACCTAAAGATAATGATGGTAATGTAAATCCAAAAGCAGTATATGATAGCTACATATCTAACGATGGCAATTTCTTTAACAAGAATGAGAAGGATTTCTTTGATGCAATTCTAGAATGGAAGAAGAATAACTCAACATCAAAGCAGAAGGCAGCCAATGAGATGAGTGGCAATGCATTTAAGGAGATTCCTTTTCACATGCTTAGATCAAGATACTCTGGCCAGACTTCACAGATTACCCCATCAACATCTGGTGATAATGGTATGGTAAGAATCAAAGCTGGGACTGGTAAGGAGAGAATTAGTGAGGCTGTTGGTGCAATCAACACAGACTTTGAAAAGCTATTTATAAAAGGACTAGAGCAGACTGGAAGAGATTACTTCTTGTCTAAGACACTGAAGGATATAAATAACGTGTTGGCATCTGCTAAGAAAGAACTTAATGGAGACAAAGATCCTCTGGTTAAGGCAATATCTTATACGCTATCTGATGCATTGGCTTACGAGTTCAGTGATACGGCTAGTCAGAACATATTGAAGAGATTGGTTCAGGCAAGAGCTGCCATGACATTGTTCGATCCTATCAGAGCAGGCGTTGAATTTACATCAACACTACTATCATTTGGTTTAAGAGCTAGAACATTATCTGGATACAAGAATTTATTCGGTAGTCAGGGAGAGATGAAAAATCTACTTGAGTTCACGGATAGCCCACTAAGACTACGTCAGAATATCAATAATGCAATTGATATCAATGATGGAAGGATAGAACCACAGGGTATGCTTATGAAGTGGACCACATTCTTATCTGGTCTTCCAGAAAGAACAATGATGGTAACCTCGTGGATGCCAACATTCACTAGTGAGTTTCAGAATATCACGAAGGAGAAGTTCGACATGAAGAAGTTTAATGATAGCGAAGCATACAGAGAGAAGTATGGTAAGGCAATCAAAGAAGCTTCTGCTGTAGCTGATGCTCAGACTGAGAAGATTATTGGTCCAACTACAAAGGCAGGACAGAGAAGAGACATTGTAATTGCTCCAGGCAAAACTGTTGGCAGAGACACGGTGTCTGGTCAGATCCTTGGATTTTTTAGTAACTATCCTTATAGAGAAATAACTGAATTTGTAAATGGATTCAGGGAAGCAGGAGAGGTATTGAAAAAGGGTGATACAGTAGAAGCAATCAGTCAGTTGCAAAAGCCACTGGGTATTGCATTGAATGTGGCTACTTATGGATTCTTATCATCAGTAGTATACGCCTCCAGATTAATTCTTCTTGGAGACGAGGATGAAGAGGAGAGAGGTAACAAATTGCTGGAGGAGTTGATGACTGCTAAAGGATTCATTGAGGAGACAGCAGCAAATGCAGCAGCATTAGCAGCAAGTAAGTACGCAGGGGGAGGTAGAGCTATTCTACAAGTACTAGGTACACTTGGAATGATGCTGACTGACAATGAGGAAACAAAGGCTACAATTAAAAAGATGCTAAAGGGAAGTGTCTACGTAGATCCTCTACCTACTCAGAAGTTAAGTGGATATGGCACCGCTGATAAAGTAAATACAGCAATACTAAAATACATCCCCCAGTTCGTGGTGCTTAGTAATATAATTATAGATACTATTGGATTGGGTAATGAATTAAAAGCCATAATTGACACGGTAGAAAAGAAAGGTGTGGAAGCATTGACAGAAGATGAGAAGCTAAAAGTACTAGCATTGAGTGTCGTATTTACTGGAACTCAATTGTTACTAAACTATAGAGGGACATCCTTGCCATCTTACAACAACTTGAAAGCTGGTATGAAGAAGGTTAAGGAAGAGGCTGGAGTTGCTGATATATCTGCTGGGAAGGTTCCTGCTAAAAAGAAATCATCTGGAGGTGGAAGCAGCAGAGGTGGAGGAATGAACAAGACAGACATGAAGAAATATAAACCTGAGTTATATAATCAGATGTATGGACCTGGATCTGCCGGATATGAAGTAGAGCAGCAGGTAAAGGAATTTGAAAAGGAACAGAGAGAGTTTAAAAAGAAGATGAAGGATCAGATATATGGGGGCAAGGACTAAAAGTCCTCCTCGTACTCTATTGTCTTGATGATATCTCTCAGATCTTTTATTAGTAACTTCACGTCATCATTAACAGATTCGTACTCTCTGTCCACGAGCTTCTCGTAGATCATAGCAACGCTGGCATGAAAGCCTTCTGTAGTGAAGGCTATCCTTGCGGCTCTGTCTCTCTCTTCTTGGAGTCTTGCATCCATTCTTTCTCAGTTATAAAATTATAAATAGGTGTCATTCTTTCCTTTAGCAATCTAATCTCCTGCTTAAGTGCCTCATTCTCTTGCACTAATCTACCAACAATATTGTATGAATTGACAGGTTCGTCCTTAAATTTATTCATAACCACCATCTCCTTGCACTTGAGGTATAAACTTCTGAATTTTGAATCCAGTTCAAGTAAGTCCTCAATCTTCTTTAGGTAGTACTCAGCAGCGTATCTGCTCTTCTTCATGCTAAGTGCAATGCTCTCAACGTGCATGCCTGTGTCCTTGAGTATAGAAGAGAATATCATTCGGGCTTCTACCTCACCACGATACCTTGTGGTGGACAGAATCCTTTCACCTGTTACCAGCTCAACGATGTTCCGTAGATCATCAATCTTTTTCTGATCCTCCATAAAAGAGTTCCGCTTTAATTCCATGTTTCTGTAGTTCTTTAATTCTATATTCCTGTAGTTTACTTGGCTTACCTGTGGCACGTTTGACTTCATAGAACTCAACGTCAGAGTCCTTAGGTATGGCTATGAGATCCGGTATACCATTCTTGTTGGTCTTGATTAGCTTGATTACATAGTATCCCTGATCCTCAAGGTCCTTGATAAGCTTAGTCTGTACCTGCTGCTCTGTCATATGGCTTAAAGTTTCTCTTAGCAATCATTAATGATTCTGCCTCAGTGTCAGCGAACCCTGTATCGTATGTGAACCCATCGCTGTACCAGTACAACCACTCACCTACGTGTGATTGGAACACACCTATAGATCCTACTGGAACCTCCCTCATGTAGAATAACTTCTTTGCTTGGTCTCCTATGTATATTATCATGTCAATGCATATTATTTAAGTATTCAATCATATTATTAAGAATTAATTTACGTAACTCACCTTTAATTTTTATGCCATCATACTCAACCCTATAAGACATTATATCAAATCCTAATATCCCTCTCTGTACTACTGCTTCTACAAACCAATAGTCATCATAGTATCCAAACAAATAAACATCATCTGATAATTTAGTAGCACCCATTTCAATAGGTCCAACTTCTCCATTATGTATCTCTATAAAATTCATTTCAAAATTTCTTTTAGTTGATTCCAAACTGACTCTGCATTCTCGCCCCAGTACATCTCACACTTACCATCCTTGATTGGTGATTCTATGAAGTATGATTGCCAATGTTCACATGGCTTAGCCATGTATCTGTAGCAATTTTCTTTCTGAGGACAGTTTGTGCCTGGGCACATTGTGATATCAGGCATTTAGTTTTTCCCTTTGTAATTCATTGATAGCAATCTCTGCCAATCTCTCCGCATCTTTTCTAACTCTCTTATGATACTCTGAGTTGTCAGTAAATGGAGACTGCCACTTTGTGCTTGACACCTGATCATAGATTAAGGCATCGTAGAATCTTTCTGTTAGTAACTTTTTCATGTGTTTGTTAGTTTAATAATTAAATTGTTTATGTCCTCATCTGATAGGAAGTTCTCCTTGTCAGTACTCCAATACTCTAGGTACCTGTCCCTGTGTACAGCGTACCATTTCTGTGTGTATTCGTTCCAATGAAATACGTAGTTCCAAATCTTTTCCATTATGTATTTTTAAAATGATTAACTGTGTAGTCCTTCTTCTTTATAACTGCCTTGTACACGTCATGCTCAATGCCTCCCTTACTGAAGACCCAGTACACATGGTTGAACGAACGATCTTTTGTTGTCATCCTGTCCCTGCTCTGCCAGTAGCTCGTAGCACTGAAGTCAATGTTGTAGTACACCAAAAACTTGGCATGCCTAAGACTGATCCCCTCCCTGCCACTAACTATCTGGAGTGCAATGCTCTTATCCGTGCTCTCAAATATACTAAGATCAGTTGTTAGTTCATCATTAAATACTGACTGTAAGGCAGATAGCTCTTCCTTAAATTTATAGAAGATCCCTATCTTACTTCCTTGAAATTTTTGTTTAATGAACTCAGCCTTGCTGGTGTCCAGCACCATGCTGTTACCACTCTCAAACTTAATAGTCCCACTGCATAGCTGGTGCACCTTCATCATCAACTTCACTGCCGTGTCAGCCAAGATCACCTCAGTCTTGCCCTCAATCACCAAGTCTTTCTTTAGTCTCTTAATAAGCTGCATGGTAGACTCCTTCATCTCCACCTCTAGGATCTCCTCAGTAACTGATGACACGAACCCTGCATCCTTCTGTGAGAAGTTTATCATGTGTGGCTTCATCTCCTCGATGATACTATCCAACCCATCGCTGTAGTCATTGATGAATAGACCATTGATGTTCTTCTGCTTCACCTTCACATGAACCTCAACAAACTTATAGAAGTTAACGAACCGCTTGAATGGACTCTTGGGTATGCCGTACACCTGATGGTACATCTGTGAGTAGCTCTCCGGTGTTGGAGTACCCGACATGAGTATCACCATAGGCTTATACTTAGAGATGGCGTGTCGTATCATTACAGCCCGATTGCTGGGCTTTGGGAACGCACCTATACTATGTGCCTCATCGATGACTATCAAGTCAAATTTAAAGCTGTCTACCACGTTGTGAAGGCTCTCATAGTTCACCACCTTTATGGTGAAGCTAGGCTTCAGCAAATCGTAGTCCTTCTCGATGCTGCCGATGGCCTTCTTCTTGGTTACGAACAGCACAGATTTAGCTCCGCACTCACTGGCTATGCCTAGGCTAGTCAATGTCTTGCCTGTCCGCACCTCCATCGCTAGGTACACGAAGCCATATGTCTCAATGGCTCGTGTTCCCTTTGATATAATCTCCCTCTGGTATGGTCTAAACTGCATGCTATATGTCCCGTAATAAGATAGACTGTTCTTTATTTTAGTTACTACATCTGGATCAACAAACTTACTCTTTGATACCACATCGTAAAGTGTACCGCAGTATCGTAGCATCTGCTGATCTGAATAACCAGGTACTCTATCAATCATTCGAATGAATTATAATCCACCTACCCATCATGTCTCTGCCCTCCTCTGGTGCAACACCATACTTGAACAGACCATATGATACCAACCACTTGTAGAACTTAGTCCTGCTGATTGTCATCTTAGACTTTGGTCCGTAGTCAGGGTACTCGTTGACGAAGTCATTGTACAGCTCGTTCTTGTACAGCCTTGTATCTGTCTCCAGCGTGTTGTTCGTAGGCTGACCCTCCACCAGACCGCACCACTCGATGAAGTCATGAGCGGTCTCCGCAGATAGCTGTCTGATCTTTAGGTTCACGAAATTACTCTTCACTATACCTGTATGTAGGTAGTTGGATAGACACCCGATCATGTAGTTGTCAAACTCACACCAGTCATCATCATTCCAGTCCCCGAACATCAGCTTACCAAACTCATCCAATGGCGTGAACGACTTGGAGTAGTGCTGGTGTAGCTCCAGTTCAGACTTACGTCTGGCAAAGCTGTTGCCCGATCCCTTGATGGCATAGTTAGTAGTGATGGCAATCTTTGGAGACTTACTGAATGGGATCTTAATCGCATCCTTGTTCTTCTTCTCCAGAGTTAAGCCTTCAGTCACCACGCTAAACAAACGCTCAAATTCAAAGTACTTCTTCACATCATCGAACACTAGGATTTGGGTATCAGCAGACACCAGCTGGTAGGCGAAGCTTCGCTCAAATGCAAAGGACTTACCATCAATCGTTACCACCTTCTTCATCTTTGCTAGTGCGTTCATGAACAGACCCTTGCCTGTGCCACCCTCAGGGTTGTCGCTGATCACCTCATCGTTTAGGATCACTGCCGGACAGAAGCTTAGGTTCTTGTAGCCATGCATCAGGAACCCTATGTTACTCTCCATCGCCTGTACCCTACCAGCATCACCCCCACAGATGTTAAGTATGAACTTCTTGTAGTCACACGCATCCGTTACATCACACATGATGAAGTTGCGATCAATCACGTGATCATTCCACACATATCCACCCAAGTCAAGGTAGTCGATAGCCTTAACACCAGTCTTGGTAACCTGCACAGCACAGTTCTTGTAGTATAGGTAGGATGTGTCCTTGGTATCCTCAATAAATAAGATGTCTATGGTTGACAGCATCGATAGGAACTCCTCCTTGAAGAACCTAGTGTTGTCTGCAAAGTAGTTGTACACCCCGATGTCATCCAGCTCTAGCAGATGGTTCAGCACGTAGTCCTTCATCTCCTTCTCAGAGGTGTGGTCTATCAGGTTGTTGGTGACCTTGACAAACACGTAGTTCTTACTACCCTCAGGGCAGAACTTGTAGAACCCATTGTCCTCAAGGAACTGCTTAAATAGAATGTGTACTATTCGTATGACTCCCTTATCGCTCTTGTCCCAGAATGTCTTCTTTGAGTTCTCCTCCTCCACCTTGGTCAAGACCGCTTCGATAGTATCCGTATCCAGTTGAGAGTCCTGTAGCTGAATACGTATTTCTTTTTTTGATACACCCCTTCTTAGCTTAGCCTTGATGGAGTTGATCTTCTCCTCATCCTCGTAGTACTTGGTACCAAAGTTACCAGTTTGTCGGTAGGCTGAGTCAATTGTCATACCTATCTCACGTACAGTGAAGTCCTCTGTAGCATACTCGTTCAGCACGTAGGATGCAAGGGGCTTGCTGATACCGAAGTCATTGAATGCCATCGCTAGGATGTACACGTTATGGTTTCGCTGTCCCTCAATCATTGGGTACTTCTTAGTCCACCACTTGACAAGGATCTCAATCACCTTGTTCTCATCTGTGATAGGTATGGTTGGCTTGTCCTTGAACTTACTTACCTCCGTGTACTCTAGATCCTCTATGACATCCCACAGGGACGAGTTCTCGTTAACGAATATCAGTGGATCGTATGACTCGTAGCATACACGTGATACGTTCTTACTAGTCTTGTCGAAGTACTGGCTGTTGAAGTGCTTCTCTAGGCTGTTGAAATAGTTGATGTGGTTGTCTTGATCGGCCGGTATTTTTACCAATACCTTCAAGCCATTGCCAGATGGTGATAAGAATACGGAGTAAACGTACTTGTTCTTTGACATCCTCTCCTTGTCCTCATTTAAGTCCTTGGTCTTCTGATAGCCATCAAAGTCTAGGCATATCAAACCTGAGTGCTGAATCAGGGATGCATCTGTTCTCTTGTTGAATATACCACTAAAGCATATGGCAGGCAGTAACTTCTTCAAGTCATTCCTCTCCTGCTTATTCTTCTCTGCTCTGATCCTCTTGATCAGATCCTTGGATGATCCAGATCGTATTCTGTCAAGGATTAGACTCACATTCCTAGGGAATGGGGTACTAGTATCCTTGATACTCTGGAATATTGTCACTTGATATGTCATAAATGTCTAATAAATGTTGTAAATATGTCGGTTAACTCACTGATAGTAAGCTCAATGTCGATTATGTCAATTTCAAATTTAAAATGAGATCAGAAAAATAATAATAATAATATATAAATAGTATATATATATAGGAAAAATTAAAAACGACATAGTCTGGAGAAAAAAAAGAGGGGGGCTTTTACCCCCGTCCCTTTTCATTAGAAAGGCATCTGGTTGGTAGCCTCTCTTTTGATTGGAACAAATGTGTCCAGCTCAACGTAAAGTTCTCCGCCTTTATTTTTGCAGATCTGAAAATTAATCTTGCCATCCTTTAGGTGTTCCTTAATGAAATCACCTGCTCCCTTCTCGATGTTAATCTGAAGATTACATACTACAAATTCTGGTGCCTTCTCATTTCTTTTGGCATAGAATCCTTTTGCGAAAATTTTTTCTTTCTTTTCCATTTGATTAAATTGTTTCGTTTATAAAGTAATTGTTAATGTTATCTGTTGGATTTGGTCCGAAGTACTTGTAGTATACCTCCATTGCTCGCTCTACCTTGGCTTCACCACCACTTAAGAACTCTTCGGATGGCCTGAACAGACCTAGCTGCTCAGATTCCTTGTCAATAACGTAAAAGTATAGCGGCTTTCCAAATAATTTCTGGTAAATGTAGCACTGAGAGTCGTAGTTGTAGCTTTTTGCAGACCATCTGAACTTGTTTATGTCTGATGTGGTCTTCAGATCTATGATGCAGTCGCTCGTAACGATGTCTGCCTTCGCCTTCCATTGCAGTCCCTTGATCTCACCAATGATTGGCTCCTCGTATAGGTTGCCCTCCCTGTAGATCGCATCGTAGAACTGGATGTTGGACTTCATTACACTCGCCAGATGCAAGATCTCCTCGTACTCCTTGGTCAGCATTACGAACTCAAGGTTGTTATCAGTACAGAATGTCTTGTACTCCTTTGTATTCCTTGTACTAACATCCACGTGTGGCACGTTTACAGCCTTGTCAGGCTCAAGAATTAGCTGATGGAATAGTCTACCCTCATGGAAGTGTTTTGAGTCGCTCCTGTGGGCTCTAAATAGCTTCGGGTTTGTGAGCAGTGCAGAGATGTCTGAGTTGGATAGGTAGTACTTACCCTTTCCATTGTAGTACTCATTATCATTTCGTAGTTCTTCGATTATTAATTGCATGCTTGAGCTATTTCTTTCTTCAACTCTACAGAGATGTCATACTTGGTAGTCAGCTGACTGATAATGAACGATAGTCCCTTGCTCTTGTTGTCAACCACATACTTAAGCACCTTGCCCCAGTTTTCACTGTCCTTTACTAGAGCCACCGTTTTAGTTGGTGCTGAACCATGATTGTTTGTAGAGTCTGCATCTTTATTATCATCTATCAAGAACAGACCATTCAAACAGTACTTACGAGCATAGGAACTAGATGCACCAAAGCACTGAGCTATGTCCATGCCCTTACGATTGATGTCTATACCTGCCTGTGCTTTTACTAACACAGATCCAGTCTCTGAACTGATGTGTGCAGTAGCCTCAATAAATACAATGCCGGCCACCTCCTTTACCTCATCGTTAATTGTCAGTACACATCCATACATATTTAATAATGGCTTTACTGCCTCAAGGATATCCTCACATGATCGGTAGTTGTACTTACCGAACGCATTAAACTGACCCTTTGGAGCTCTTAACTCCGATTGAATTTGAATTAGTTCTTTCATTTCTCTAGATTTTTGATTAGTTGTTTGTAGTCGGCATCCTCCTTTACTTTAGTCTCGATAGACTTTACCCCATGGATAATCGATGAGTGCCCTATTGCATACCCATTGTTGTCCATGTACCTCTGGATGTATCCTATGGATATGTTCCTGTTGAAACACATGTAGTATAGCATGTGCCTTGCATCCACTACCTCCCTCTTCTTGTTCTTGGAGAAGATCCAATCCTTGGGGATTGAATAAAGATTAATGATGTTGCCTAAGTAGTTATTAAAGATTTCAGATTTCATAATTGTGTACGATTAAAATATATGCTAGGAATAGAGTGATTGATATTCCTATGCTGATTGCATCGATTAGGATTCCCCTTCGATCATTTTTGTATAGCAGCCTATTGGCTACCGAACTGGCTAGTATAACTGCCAACCCGACTATGAAGTATACTATCATAGCTTATTAAAAATAGCATCCACGATAGCCTCAGTTATTTCTGTAGTGGGCACAATTGAAATTGTCTTGCCCTGCTCCTCATCCCATGTGCATAGCTGATGAGTACCTAAAATATTTACAACTGTCTCGTTGTCACCAACATAGTCCCAGTCTGACTCCTCTCCATGACTAGCTACCTCGTAGCTACCCACCCAGAAGTAGTCCTTGTCATCAATGCTGAACTCAATTTCCTCATTGATAAACACCTCGCTTTCATTAAAATTTTTTCCCATTAGATTTGATTTAAATTTGATACAATATAAGACAATAAATAAACAAGTCAATCTTTTTTTGCAAAAACTTTTGATCTATTTAACCAGTAGTGTTCAGTGCAGATCCGATCGATCGCCTCCCACTTGGTAGTGCAGATTAGTCTTGCATAAAGACTTCCGCAGTAGTACACATTAAACATTCGCTTCGCTTCCATGATTTAGTCTAGCTTCTGATCCATACCTCACCTCTCGTGGACATGGATAGGTTTTAAATAATATGTCAATTGATTTTACAAACTTCATCTTCTTCTTCTCATCCAGATAAAGCAGTCTGTCATTCATTCCATGCACCATCTGGAGCATCTGTAGTCTTTCTTCTAGTGTCATTGTAGTTTTAATTTTACAAAGTCAATAATCTTATCCACCTTTCTACTCTCGTAGTTATTACAGAACTCATTGGTCAAGTCAATGCCCAAGTCATACAGGCCTTCCAATCCATCATTTTCTATGATGTCAAGCAGTCTGACTGGCATGGTATCGTTGTCAATCATCGCATAGATGGTACACACCACCTCATGGTGAGTCTCTGCCCAGTCCCTGAATCCCTTTGGTAGACTAGACTTCTTTGATGCCAACTGGTTGAGCATACTTGCCACCAGAGTATACTCTGCTTGTGTTACATTTTGCGGCAGATACATTGCATCTGTCACTGACTGGTACGCATGGTCGAGATCCACTCCCTCTGGTACATTTACTTCGATTGTAATTTTCATAGTTGTATGGGTGTTTGATAACTGAAATTTGATAAGACAATTTTACTAGGATACGCATCCTCTAAGGCAACCACATAGTCCTCGATAAAGTAATTCATTTCATCTTGCTCCTTTACCATAGGCTCTAACACCTTTCTGATTTGTTCCTCTTTTAGGTTGGTGTAGATGACACACTGGTCACCATCCCATGTTCCGATTTTTAATTTGAATACATTCATCTTCCGTGATTTTTTCCTTGTAAGTCCTTCTTTGATATTCTTAATTTTGATTTTACTTCTACGTCAAGCATCTTACCTTTTTTCTGTTTTGTTATTAGCCATAACTCTTTATTAACATGTCCGTATTTTAACTTCTGATATATACATATTTTTCTTAGCCTGTCATAGGTCATTTCATGATAGTTGTTGTTGAATACAACATCATTCCACCCTTTCAACTTGGAAGGTTTATCTATTTCAATAAAGTTTGGGAACTTGTTCTTGAGAATATCAAGCACCTCTTGACTGAATGATATCTTTTCTTGCTCGTAATATGCTTTTAAAACAAGATATGATTTGTCATTTATTAGCTTGTCAACAGTCCAATTTGGATCGTGATAAAAGAACGCCTTACTCTTTAGCGTTAATGTCCTTAGTCTAGTGATGTCCATCGATTGAGTTTGAGAATTGTACAACAATAAACTGCTCGTAGTTAAACATATTATCCTTTAGTGGTATTGATTTGTACATCTCCCTAAGTTTATGACCATTATGTCCCATGTATTCATACATCACCTCGAATACATCTGCTTGATGGCCTACTTCTATGCCTATGTCTAAGCCCCATTCCAAGCATACTTCCAAGTCCTCTGGACTATCTATCAATGATTCACTACCATCTTCATATAGTGCATACAAATCGAATAGGCCACTTGCATACACTTCCTTTGCTTTGTCAGTTACTCCCAACCAAACAAAGCCATCTCTTACAATTCGCATTCTGTCTGTAGTATAATTGAAGTTAGTAATGCGTTGTCATTTTCGTGGAATAAATCCTCACTCACAAACCCAACCACCTCCACATCAGAGTCATCATTGTGTCTGTAGTTAACACTTATTTGGGATAGGTCAATGCCATCCTGCTCCAGTTCCAGTAGGAACTCTAATAATTTTTGTGCGTTCATTAGTTATCTGATAAGTCTGTAAATTGATTAAAGTTATCTGCCATGTTAAACAGGTGATTGGTTGCTAGTAGCAGTAAGATGTTGTAGTCTACACATTTGTGCATCATCTCGCTTACCTTACTCACCCTATCTATGTCCCCATTAGATAATAGGGTTAGGATTGTGGCCAATTGGGCAGCATACTTGTGCCGCTCCACTCCTAGTGATTCCGCTAGGGATTCTGTGTTGTGATTAAATGTCATTTGCATTTTCTTTTCCAGTTTTGTACAATTTTAGTTGCCTCGTATAGTGCATCGGCTGATTCACCCATGCCCATGTCCTCGTTGGACATGATCCATTGGTAGATATCATCCACCAACATCTGCTCATGCTCCTCACGGATCTCCTTGAGTCTTTTGATTTCGCTCCGTAGGAAATCATTTTCTAATCCTTCAATCGTTTTCATATTTGTAGTATTTAGCACTATTTATAAGTATCCTTATCAATTCTTTCTTGGTCATGTAGACCAACTCACTGGAGTCAAACTCATCTGATAGTAACTCCTCCAAAGCTTCAATTATTTCTCTCCTTTTCATTTTCTTTCTAAGTTTAAGTCTTCTGCTACTAAATAAATTGTATCTGCAATCTGCTCCATGAGATACTCGTTTGTCAACGCCATCTCAAGTACCTTGTATGCATCCTTGTCGCTACATTCGTATGATGATGTCACATCTTCTATGTGCCATAGGTTTCCTGTAAAGAATCCCTGCTCTGCCAAGAATTCTCTTGCGTCATCGCTAGTCATTTGTGTTTTTGCGTACTCCAAGACCTCTTGTCTAGCAGTATCACTTGTCGGGTTAAATTTCATTTTGCTGATTCGATTGCTTTAGATATTTTCTTTTGCCAAACAATTGGCAGGGAAGCAACACACATCCATGAGTGACCTTCTCTTAATTTAAATCCATCGTTAACGATGTCAATCAAAGTGGTGTAATGGTACACAACTTCCAAATCTTCTAAAGGGGATTGGCTAACTGAATCCCAGATAATGTAATCTTCTTTGCTAATGTTTTTCATTTTGTTTCTAGTTTTAAGTCCTCATTATACAACCAATCACCTGTCTTCAGACCATTGGCAATCTCTTCTGCATACATATACTCATAGGTTATCTTGCCGACTTTTACATGGTAAGTCTTGCGACCTTCCACATCACCTGCTTTCTCAATCACAACCTTATCGTTGCATCCCCATATACATAGGGCAAGTAGTAGTGTTTTCATTTTCTCATTTGATTTATAAACATTCCAGTTACCTTGTCTTCCAATTCGTAATCATCTCCGAGTTCAATAGTCTCATTGACTACACAACATTGCTCCAACTCTATCTGATATAGGTCTTTTTCAAATAGTTTTA